ATTTCATTTACCTATTGAATATGCTATCAGCATATTAGAGACGCACACATTTCTCGTGTGTATCTGCACCGTTCTGGGTGCTTTTCTCTATTTTTGTTCATCACCATTGATCTCCTTCTGGAGGATCTGGGGTGGACATATATGTAGGGATACTTTGTCACGATTGTTGTACAAAGGCGCAATAGATGTAATGGAAACTCGCTCCGCTTTTAAGGACACACCTTTCCCTATAATGAGCAAGAAGATATTCCTAACGCACACACATCCTATGGCCGCCAAGGCAAGAGATGCTGTTTGCACGTTCGCAGATACGTACAATGCTATGTTGGGTCGAACAAACTATGTTTACCAAAAATCAAAAGCTGATGTCCGCAGAGGACGAGAGGGTAGCAGAAGTTATTATTGGGGAAAAGACATTCAGGTTGATCCTGAGTCTTTTAATCCCCCGGAAAATAGCAATGTTACTCTTATTGATGTCGACTATTATATGGAAGATATCGAAGCTTTTGTCAATAGTTGTCCAAAAGATGTGTTGATCTATACCATCACGCCAGAGGCTGTAGCGCTTAACGGTGAGGTATCATTCACCTTCAATGAAGAAGATGAACTGGTAACTAGCGTGAATGGAGGAAGTCATTTCCAACACAAGTTACACAATTATTGCCATGACTGCATTTATACTGTCAGTTATGAAGGGTATTGGCCAACTGTTAAAGTATGGTTGGTTGATTCCATAAGAACCTCAGAACATCGTAGTCTTGTATTACTTAGTAACACTGCTTCTTATACAGGCTACATGGGATTGTTTGCTGAGTGGGCGTTCAGAACAACGGCTACATGCGACAGACTGAGAAGACTCTCCGTAGTAAAGGGTGAGTTCCTTAGACTTGATGTTCACAAATTGGACGGGATATACAGGTCGACAGGACGCATCGGAGAGTACCACTGCTCGAACATTAGAGTAGAATATGACAATTCATTGGCATCATTGCAGAGACGTAGTAAATTAGACATCACTGCATTCCAGGTACAGCCCTATGTGGTTGCCAGCACTGATGGCGCAGTTACTCTTATGGAGAAATGTGCTATTAATGCTTTGGTTGAGTATCATACATTATGCGAGGATAAGACACCTCCCATGCGAGTCTCCTTTGGTAGCACTCCATTGAAATCTTATCAGTATGATTACAATAATGCAGTACCTGACGCTAAGGAAATGCTTAAACCATTTATGAATCCTCTCATTGATGGAGCTTGTTTTGCTCCTTCTCTATGCAAGAACAATGAGCAGCAATCATTTGATGGCAGGATTTCTGAGATAGCTAGTGACGTCCGTTCCACTGTTGCACTACAGCAGAGAATGGCCGAATTTGTAAGAAAGATGTTTCCGATTAAACACACTGGAAGTCCAGTAGACTCTAGTGTTGTTTTTGAGAAGCAAAACCGTCCGAGCCAGCGCAGAATATTGGACGAAGCAGTCGAAGGTGGATATGTTTCAAAGTTCTTTAGTGCTTTCATGAAGAAGGAAGCCTATGGTGGTGTCAAAGACCCAAGGACTATAAGTATTGACCAGGGTGTGCAGAAATTAGCATACTCACGATTCATATATGCGTTAACCGACTATGTAACTAATTTCACTGATTGTGATAGACCTGGCGTCTGGGGAGGTAGAGAAACTCCTTGGTATGCATTTGGTCTCACACCAGTGGAAATAGCTAACGTGGTTGCTCAGTTGGCTACTGGGGCTAGTAATTGGGTTGATAGCGACCTGAGTCGTATGGACGGGAGAGTTGCACAAGCTCTCCGTGACCTTGACTTAATGGTCTTACTAGCATTTTTCGCTCCAGAGTGCCATGAGGAACTCATCATAAACTATAAGAATTCTTACAACAAAATAGCTATTGGTATGTTTGAATGCCGTGTCAAAACTGGCACCTCACAGAGGTCTGGGTCAGCTGATACTGCACTCATGAACAGCATCCGAACTGCTTTTATAGCTTTTGTTGCTTTAAGAAACTCCGGGCTTGATGTTGATCAAGCTTGGAAAGGGATGGGTATCTATGGTGGGGATGACGGGGGGACACCTAATGTTGATCCGGCAAAGATGGTTGAAGCAGCGGCTAGCGTGGGCCAAAAGCTCACACAAAACGTGTTTGACCGAAATGCCAGGAACCGCGGGGTAAGTTTCCTTGCACGCTATTACGGGCCTGAGGTCTGGAATGGTGATCCTACTAGCATGTGCGATCTCGCGCGCCAGTTGACTAAGTTTCATGTTACTGTGAGCTTGGGCAACATTACTCCCTTACAGAAGTTGCTCGCCAAGGCTGATGCATTTCTGTTGACTGATTACAACACTCCATTGATTGGACCTTTCTGTGCTAAAGTACGGAAATTGTGTAACACTGGAAATGTTTTGGACCC